GTGCCCTATCTTTGTTTGTTCCTCAGATGCGAATCTTTGTCAGGGAGTACCTTGACGAAATAATCGCGTTTGAACTTATTAGAGGCGTAGTTTTCGAATGGGTTCGAGTGAAAATCTACTCGCGGCAAGGGGTTCTAAGTGTTCATTCTGATTCTGTCACTCCTAGACACGGCACTTAAGCTTTGGCTGTCGAAGGAAAAAACAAAGTACATCGATAAGAAGATGGAACTTCAGGCCGCGTACTATGCCGAGTGGAATAAGCCTTTAGATCAGCGCTCCGACGCGGTGCTGGACAATATCATGTTCGAACTAAAGAATTTGGCCATAGCGTTTAATTCCGCCGTCGCTAAAGAGCACTTAATGGCAGAAGCAGAGCAAGCGAAAGGGCATAATGAAGACTAACCTATTGATAGCTGCCTTACTCCCCTTCGTCTTTGCGTGCAGTTCGATGCGCAATATGCCTCCGGCACTGGATCAACGCACATTGCGAATCAGTGCCTCTATTCCAGGGCTGGAATATCAGTGGTTCGAATGCACTCGCAGGTTCTTAGGCGCCTGTACGAAAACTGAACCCAAAGTAGAATTGTACGATCTGACTAACGTAGAAACTAGAATGCAGCTTTTAAACATGGGCTTTGTGGGGAGAGTACGTGAACGACTTCTTCCGTAAGATTGTAGACGCTGCATACACAGCATGGCTTTGGCTTCAGAAGGCGATGGCCTTTCTAGCGCCATTTTTCAATTTATTTAAAAAAGGGGAATCCAAATGAAACACTACGCACTAATTGCGTTAATGCTGGCTACCAGCGCCTTCGCGGACAAGCGAATTGACTCAGTTAAGAAATCTGCTGCCGAACAAGGCATTGAACTCACGTTCGAAATGAGCACCGAGAGCCTAAACTATGCTACTGGGTTGAAAAAAAACCCAAAGGCTGGAGGCCGCCGAAAGATAGACAAGCGCTTCCTAGCGGAAGAGATCAAGATTCCAGGGAAGTTCGACACAAGTGAGTTCTTAAAGAACCTACCTGCAGGCGCGAAGCTGTGCGACATCCACGATCAAGCTAACTGCGGATCGTGCGTGATTAACGCTCTCTTAGGCGCCATGTGCGATCAGTCTGCAATTCACGGCGTGCCGATTCCGATGCTGTCCCGCGAACAGGCAATGAACTGCGGCAACGGAATGCGCTGCAATGGGTACTGGGGATCGAACGCGATTAAAGACGCCGCCGCTGCTGGTGGGTATGTCGCCGAGACCGAATGGCCATATTCTCCTCCGTACGAACAAAGCTGCCGCCAAATGAACGGAACCAAATACGGCAAAGTGGTTGGCGGACCTATCGAAATCTCCAACGCGCATAAGTCCATCATGACTGCGGTCATGAAAGGGTATGTTCCCATCAACACTATCGGAGCAGACAACGCTTGGATGGGTTACAAATCCGGGGTGTACAATTACTGCTCTAATGCTGGGACGAATCATCAAATTCGTTTCACCGGTTGGGATTGCGGTAAGTCTGTAGATGCAGACGGGTACTGCATCTTCGATGCACAGGGCAACATCGCTAATGGCGAAGGATACGGCATCTGGACTAACTCCTGGAACGTCCGGTGGGGTGAAGAAGGCAAGATTCGCAGCAAGTTCTTCCGCGCTGGAACGAAGCAGCTTTGCAATAACATCAACGAAGAGGTTCTGATTTTCGACATGGACCTACCGCCATTGCCTACTCCTAAACCTCCGGTTCCGCCTACTCCGGTCCCGGTTCCGTTTAAGATGCCTACTTGGCTGATTGGACTACTGATCGGGATTGCTGGACTTGTCGCCGGCATTTTCGGTGGTCGGTTGTTTAAGAAATAGGGATAGAATAATCCCAAGCGACGTGGTGTCGCGCGTATTGATGCTGCGGGGTGGCCGGATCACTAAAAATGATCCGGTCATTCTCAGCCTTGCAAAGACCTACTACGGTCTGTACCGTTTCAATTGTCGAATATAGGAATAGGGGTTTATGGAGTTGGGAATTCTTTCGGGACTAGTCTTTTTCAACGCGCTACTTACCCTCTACCTAATACTAAAAATCAACACAGATAAAACCTCTCTCCGCGCCATGGCTCTGCGTCTAGCGGCAGTCGATATTACCGCTACCCGAATTGAGACCATTGCCGATCTGGATGCGCAGATAGCCGCTCGTAAGAAAAAGCTAGAGTCTCCCTCAATCTCCCTACAAGAATTTATCGCCGACATGGCAGAAACAGGCTGCGGCATGGTTCGCATTGATCCAGACGCAGTAATGATTCGGGGGATTCGTTCTTGAAAATCTTCATCTCGGGAATAACAGGCACGCTTGGGAAAACGGTTAGCCGCATGCTTATGGCGCGCGGTATCGAAATCGTGGGCTATTCGCGGGATGAGCAGAAGCAAGCCGCCCTGGAGAAGGCGCCCCTACTTACCCTGTATCTAGGAGACGTAAGAGACCGCGATCGTGTGATTGAGGCGACACGGGACGTTGATTTAATCATGCACTTTGCGGCTAATAAGATGGTCGATGTGCTGGAATTAAACCCAGAGGAATCGATTGCTACGAACTTGGTTGGGACGATGAACATACTGCACGCCCAACGCCTGCACGGCATAGAGCGTGTCGTTTTTAGTTCGACCGATAAGGCTGTGTACCCGATTAACGTATATGGCGCGTCGAAGATGCTGGCTGAGAAGCTAGTGCTTCGGAACCCTAACAACGTAGTTTGCCGGTACGGGAACGTCTTAGGCTCTCGCGGATCCGCGCTACCGATGTTCGTTCGCTCCCTTCGGTCTAAAGAGCCTTACGTGGACGTCACCGATGTAGATATGACTCGCTTCTGGACCACTGTGGACCGGGCCGCAAGTTTCGTAATTTCCTCAGCCCTTGAGGAATCTGGCGGCTTGAAGATTCCACAGCTTCAAGCCGCTCCCGTGCTCTCTGTCATTAAATCGGTAGCGGACCTGCTGGACGTAGATACGTTTGAGATCGACGAAGTAGGGATTCGGCCCGGGGAGAAGATTCACGAGTGCCTAATGAACACTTCCGAGTCCGTGACTAAGCAAGCCGTGTACTCGGATGACGCAGACGCGCAAATGAGTCTAGAGGATTTAGAAACCCTCGTGGCAGAAGCGATGCGGGAATTATGAGAGCTCGTAGCGTTCTTATCGGAGTGCAGGCCCGCACCAATAGCACCAGGCTACCTAACAAGGCGAACCTGCAGCTAGCCGGCAAGGCCCTGATAGAGCACGTCATGGATAACTGCATCAAGGCTTCGGACTATCTAAACCGCAATTTCAATCGCTACAGCACCACGGTTAATACAGCGATGTTGATTCCGGGCGGAGACAAGCTGGGAGATAAGTACGGGGATAAGTACCGCGTGTTTGATTTTCCCGATACTCCTGAATGGGACGTATTGTCCCGCTACTACCATGCTAAGCGTTCTGAAAACGCGGACTATGTGGTTCGAATCACCGGTGACTGCGTCTTTACCGCGCCCTATCTAGTCTCTCGCTGCGTTAAGGCTGCTCTCTTCGGTGGGCATGACTACGTGTCCAACGTCCTGATTCGAACCTTTCGCGAGGGAATGGACGTGGAAGTCATTTCTTCCCGTTTAATGGACTGGCTAAACGAGCACGCAAAGGCAAACGATGCCAGAGAGCACGTGACGTCTTTACTCCAAGTCCGGGCGGCTGTTCCTCGCCACATGCGCTTTTGCCACGTCCTAAACGACGTAGATGACAGTGATCGAAAGACCTCAATCGACACGAAGGAAGATTTTGATAGGGCTGCCGGGGAGTTTGACTCCCTGCGGTCTAAGAGCCGCCAAGCTACTGCTAACGGAGACTCGATATCATGATTAAAAGGACTTTGGTTCAAAGCAAGGTGTGGCAGAAACGCTCCGATGACGTGATCGCGGGCGGAGCTCTTACGAACTCAAAACGCCCATCTTGCTTTGTCCAAGGCGTCTACCCCACACACATTGCGTCCGGGTTGGGCGCCGTGGTGTGGGACGTAGATGGCAATCAATACGTTGATTATATCTGCGGCCTTGGCTCTCAACTCTTCGGATACAGGAATCAAAAAATATCGAAGTCGGTTTTTAACCAGATAGACCGCAACGGCACGGTATTCTCCCTGGGTACCACGCTAGAGGTATGGGTAGCGGAGCAGTTCAGGGACCGATTCCATTACATGCAGCAGATGCGATTCCTGAAAACGGCATCTGAGGCTTGCTCGGCAGCTATTCGCATTGCTCGTTCGTTTACCGGCAAGTCTTTTATCCTATCGGACGGCTACCACGGCTGGCATGACCTATTCACGAGTCTTACCCCTCCCGCTAACGGGGTTATGGATCGCCACTTTATCGAAAAGCTTTACGATGGCGTGAAGTGGGACAACGTCGCTGCGGTAATCGTGGAACCGGTAATCGTAGATGACTCGATAGCCAGGATTGACTACTTGCGGCGTTTAAAGGACGTCTGCGCCCAGAACAGTGCCCTTTTGATTTTTGATGAGACCATTACCTGCCTTCGCTATCCCAAACTCTCAGTCGCTAGTGCCACCGGAATAGATCCAGACCTAACGATAATGGGTAAAGCCATCGGGGGAGGGTATCCCCTAGCCTTAGTCGGTGGACGCCGAGACGTGATGAGTGCTGAGTATTTTGTCTCCTCTACCTTTGCTGGGGATTGCGTAGCTCTAGCCGCCGCAGATGCAGTGCTAGCTCTTACCCGCGAACCAGGCGTTATGGAAAACCTCCATCTTCAGGCCGCAAAGTTCTGCGAGCGGTTCAATAAGACCTGCGACGGAGTGGTCTCGATTAAAGGCTATGGAACTCGGGGAACGATAGAAGGGCCGGAGCTATTTAAAGCGCTCTTCATGCAGGAATGCGTCAAGGCAGGAATCCTGTTTGGCCCATCCTTCTTCTACGGTACAGAGCACCACAAGCACGACGAGGATGTTTTGAGTATCTGCAAAGTGGTCACGAATAGGATTAAGAACAAAGAGGTCTCGCTGGAAGGACTAATGCCAGTGAAGCCGTATGCACAGAAGGTAAGAGAATGAACTTCGTTGAACTAAGGGAAGAGCTACTTCGGCAATCACAAGAAATTTACGAGCTAGAGAAGAAAGTTCAGCTAGCTAAAACGGCGTACATGACTTTTGTAAAAGACCACCTTGGCATAGACGTGCGAGACGAAATTAACTTGAGCTCTCTCATTTCTATCGTCGATAAAGTTACCGACATGAAGGCAGGAAAATGAAAATCATAGAGTTAAGCATCCGAGTAACCGTTCGTAATCCAAAGCTAGAAACTGTGATCACTCGCAAGGCAACGGCATCCTACCTAGTGGATAAAATCATTGGCGTACTGGAACTAGTAGATGCTCCTGAGGGAGAACCAAAGACGCAGCTATTAACCATGGCTGGTCCGGTGGATTCCTACAGCACGTACCTAGAAGTATTAGGGAAAATCAGTGATTGTAAATAACTCCATGGGCTTACTCGTAGGCCTAGTCCCTGATATCCCGGCTTCGGTTCGGGAATGGCGAAATAATATCGAGATCCGCCGCTGGTGCCGCCAGTACTCTTTAATCTCTGAAGCAGAGCAAGAAAACTGGATGAAAACCCTGCATACGAATCAGAGTATTAAGATGTTCGGGGTAAAGTCTCTACAGGGCACTCTAGTAGGCATCTGCGGGCTTACGTCCATAGACCGCGTGAATCAAAAAGCAGAGTTTAGTCTGTACATAGCGCCCGATTATCATGGCGAAGGCTATGGCTCGTCTGCTCTGTACCTGCTGCTTCAACACGGCTTTGATGACCACAACCTAAACCGAATCTACGGCGAAAGCTTTGAAGGCAACCCAGCCCAGAATTTATTTTCTAAAGCAGGAATGAAGTTAGAAGGCACGTTCAAGCAGTCTTACTTCAGAGAGGGTAAGTTCATCGATTCGATGATCTGGGCAATGACTAGGGAGGAATTCAATGCGCGATATAGTTCTAGATATGGCAACCGTGAGCAATGCAGTGGTCCTGACTACAAACGTAGGTCTGCTGATTCTGAACCTGTTAATCCTTCAAACACTAATTACGCTGGGCTTGACGTCCGAGAAGAGCACTACAAGCAATGGCAAGGGGCTGCTTCAAAAACTGAATCCCAGCCGGAAGGTACAGGCTGAATCCCTTCTCCCCGTTCATGTAGCCGGAGATAAGCAAATGGCAGACCGTGAAGCCCTGCGTATGGAAGCGGCTCGAATTGAACGCATGGCGGAGCTAGATAATGCGGTGGAGTACACTTGATTTTGCAGTACACAAAAGGGAAGCCAGAGCAGGTATCCCTGTGCTTCAGATCCAGCGAGTTCGATTGCAGATGCACCGATCCGCTCTGCACCGTCACTCTGATCTCGGCAATTCTGCTAAACAAGCTAGACGAAGCAAGGTTCATGCTAGGAGAACCCCTTGTGGCTACCTCCGGCTTTCGCTGTGGTCCTAAGAACGCATTAGAAGGTGGGAAGCCGCATAGCTTTCACACGTACGGGATGGCGGTCGATATCATGCCACAACGCCCTGAATCGCTGCCTGCGTTTATCGAGATAGCCGAGACTTTATTCGCAGACCACGGGATAGGGTACTACCCCAACAGGCTACATCTGGACATTGGAACTAAAAGGACTTGGGGAGTTAGGGTTAAAAAATGGCTAAGCAAATACGAATAACTTGTGACACGTCGCTTCGAATCCCTTTCCGAGAGTTAAACGGGACTCAGGGAGATCTTAAGGTTCTATCAAAAGATAATTTTCAAAAGATAAAGTCTCTTATTCTAAAGGACGGGTTTTCTTTTGCGCTCCATGTTTGGAAGGAGCATGCCCTAGTAAACAGTAAGGAAGTGGTAAAGTGGTGGTTAATAGATGGCCACGCCAGGACTGCAGTGATTCGTCACATGGTAGAGGTAGATGGTTTTGAGTGCCCACCGCTGCCCTGCGTTCAAATTGAAGCTGTAACTTTGAAAGACGCCACTAGGAAGGTGCTTGCCGCATCCTCTTCGTTTCACCGCACGACTCGAGAAGGTCTATATCAGTTCATGCACGGCCTGGACATGCAGATGGCGGATCTTGAGGAATATGACCTTCCAGAAATTAACCTCCAAAGTTTCAAGTTGGAATTCTTTGATGAAAACATTCCGGTGGAGAACGTGGCGGCAGAATGGGCAGGTATGCCTGAGTTCCAGCAGGAAGATAAAACCGGAGTAAGAGACATCATCGTTCACTTTAAATCCGTGAGTGACGTGAAAGCCTTTGCTGAACTGATTGAGCAGAACATCTCTGAGAAAACAAAATCCATTTGGTTCCCTAAGGTGATCAATGACAGTTACACAGACGAGCAATACGTCTCTGAAGAATCCTAGTTTTCCCATCTATATTGTATCCAAAGGCCGGCATGATACGCGGTTCACTGCGAAGGCGCTGGAATCTATGCATGTTCCCTACTTCATTGTCGTGGAGCAGCAAGAGTACTCCCTCTATGCACAGGTCATTGACCCGAAAAAAATCCTAGTTTTGGACAAGTCCTATCAGCTGGCCTACGACACTTTTGATAGGCTGAAGGATTCAAAGAGCAAAGGGCCCGGTGCGGCCAGAAACTTTGCTTGGGACCATTCCCTATCCATGGGATTTTCATGGCATTGGGTCATGGATGACAATATCCGATGCTTTTACAGGCTTAATCGCAATCGCAAAAACATAGTTACCGATGGCGCTATCTTCAGGGCAATGGAGGATTTTTGCCTTCGCTACAAGAACGTGGCTATGGCAGGCCCTAATTACGAGATGTTTACTCCACGCAAAGCCAAGCTGCCGCCATTTGTTCTGAATACCCGGATTTATTCCTGTAATCTGATCCGTAACGATGTCCCGTTTCGTTGGCGGGGACGCTATAACGAGGATACGGACCTATCGCTCCGCATGCTTAAGGCCGGGTGGTGCACGGTTCAATTTAACGCATTCCTGCAAAAGAAAATCCGAACCCAAGTTCTAAAGGGCGGTAACACTGCCGAGTTCTATTCTAAAGAGGGCACGATGCCGAAATCCAAGATGCAGGTAGCAATGCATCCGGATGTCTCTGAGGTGGTCTGGAAGTTCGGACGCTGGCACCACCACGTGGATTACAAGCCTTTCAAAGCCAATAAGTTGCTTCGAGATAGTAGCGTTAAAATAGACAAGGCTATCGATAACTACGGAATGGAGCTCAAGATTGTTAATCCAGATAGCCAATAATTCCTGCTATTCTGAACAAGTCTAAGCTGAATAGGAGATAGGAATGGCCAAGCACCCGGGCGGTCGCCCAACTAAATACCGTAAATCTTATTGCGCAGCGTTGATAGCCCACATGGCTGGGGGACTCTCCTTTGAGAGTTTCGCTGGCACGATCGACGTTAACCGCGACACCCTATACGAATGGGAGAAGAGGCACCCTCAGTTTTCCGACGCCAAAAAGCTAGGGGAGGGTAAGAGCCTTATCTGGTGGGAGCGGATCGGAAAAGCAGCAATGCTAGGTAACGACGTGAAGCTAGAGAACGGGCAGCTTCTATCGATGAGAAATTTCAATACCACCATGTGGATCTTCGCCATGAAGAACCGGCACGGGTGGAGAGACAGGCACGATCACCAGATAGTGGCAGAGTTTAAACCCTTCGTAGTAGAGACATCTGACGGGGAGATTACAACGCTAGGTGTTAGCCGTGGCGCTAAATCAGATTCGGAAGTGAAGTAATGAACAAGTCTTTAGCCAATAGCACAGGCCCTTGGGTAATCGCCGAAGTAGGGAGCAATTGGAAGGTCTCAGACGATGCTCGAGTAAACCTAGAGATGGCTCGCCGGCATATCTACGACGCGGCAAAGTGTGGAGCTCAGGCGGTTAAGTTCCAAATGTATCGGGACTTCGACTTATACGGCATGGCTGGGATGAACCGCTGGGAATTGCCACAGGCGTGGCTTCCCGAGCTAGCGTCTTACGCATCGCAGAACAATATAGAGTTCATGTGTACCGCATTCTCTCCTCTCGGCTATCAGGTGGTAGATCCATTTGTGAATATCCACAAGATTGCGTCCTGCGAAATGAAGCATGAGGGAATCCTGTCCGCTGTGCTGGAGACTAAGAAGCCGTTCCTGGTGTCCAACGGCGCTGCCCATGAGTTGGAAGTCTCCGCTGTAGTAGGCAATATCCTGAACCAGAGCAGCAAAGCCGACTTCGGATTTTTAGAATGCGCTGCTGCCTATCCAGCTATTGAATTGGACTACAAGCCTTACTTACTACGCACGGTCATTCGCAGGCCAACGCAGGAAAAAGATACCAACGAGGTTGGGATGTTCGATTTTGAGGAGGTGCTCCCTTACGTAGGTATCTCGGACCATACGCCTACGGACTTAGTAGCTCTTTGCTCTATGGGCTTTGGCGCTAAGGTATTCGAGAAGCACTTTCGGTCCTACGATTACCCGGTAAATACCCCGGACGCTAAACACTCGATCGGGGTTCGGGAGTTATCCGAGTACATCCGCAATCTGACTACCGCCGCCATAATGCTCTATGACAATTCCCCTAAGTGCGCCCGCCCTTCGGAACAGGATATTGTTTCACGTGGAAGAAGGCGTTTGAAGGTGATTCAGGACGTAAAGAAGGGCGAAAGGCTTAAATTAGACGTCAATTACGGGGTATATCGATCAATTATCGTAGATTTAGAAGCCCGTGGGCCGGAGATGGCTAAGCACTTCGATGGAGCTATTGCGCTCCGAGACTTACGGCCCGGCGATCCAGTATGGGAAAAAACGGCGTCCCATGAGTCTAAAGCTACATCCTAAGCAGGACATTATATGGCGGGAGACCAGGGCGCAGATAAGAAACCTTTTATTCTGTGGTGGAGTTCAGTCCGGGAAAACTACCGTAGGTGCCGCTGTGTCGACGCGCACTGCGTTCCGCGCCAAGCCAGACGAAACCCTAATCATCGCTGCCCCTACCTACAAGATTCTCCAACAGGCGACGTTGCCAAAGTTCCTGGCAATGAACGTCAACTACGGCACTCACAACAGGTCTGAGCACTTCTTTAAGTACCACTGGGGTACTACGGTCTACTTCCGCACTGCGACGCGCCCAGAGTCCATGGAAGGGATATCGAACTGCATCTTCGTTTGGCTGGACGAAGGCGGGTTAGCCGCAAACTACTTTTATGAAAACTGCATGGGCCGTGTCGCCAGGCTTCAGGGGAAAATCCTAGTTACCACTACCCCGTACGCCATGAACTGGCTCGCCGCGATGGCAGATGAGACGCTTAAGGGTAAGCGAGACGACACCTTGCTAGTACAGCTGCGCAGCGTTGATTCCCCTTACTTCCCGGTGGAGGAGTTCGAGAGGCAGAAGCGCTTACTCGATCCCCGCCGCTTTGCGATGAAGTACGCAGGGCAGTTCGGCAAGATGCAGGGCTTAGTGTTCCCCGAACTCCCGCTGGTTAGGTCTCAACCCCTGCCGATGGGAACCAAGTACTTTGCCGGTTTAGATTGGGGACACACCGATCCGTTTGTGTTGGTGGTAAGGGCTGTAACCCCGGACGGGCACCACTACCGGGTGGATGAGTACTATAAGACCGGAATGATCGCGTCAGATATGTTCAACGTGGTCCTATCCCGAAACGCCATTTATAATTTTGAACGTCTTTGGGCCGATCCTTCTAGACCTGAGTACATTGAGGAACTTTCGAACAAAGGGCTTCCGATATACCCGGGGAACAATGACATCCAGCTGGGGATAGATAAGCAAACGGAGCTCATTAGGCTCGGCAAGTGGCATATGTTCGAAGATATGAACCCCAACGGTAAGGATGAATACGAGATGTATCACTACCCGGAACCGAAGGAATATACTTTTGATCAGGATCATAAGGAACAAAAGCCAGTCGATGCGTACAATCATGGAATCGACGCAGACCGTTATGTGACGATGGGAATATTGCAGGACTACGGAGTTGGTGGTTCCATTACGCCCGTACTTCCATCACAGCGAGACTCGGCATCTACCGATCGCGCTGTTAGAATGGAGCAGCTAAAGAAGCGCAGCAGGGAGAGGGTTCTGTAAATGGGTGATTCCTGGGTTAAAGCGATTAATAAACCGGATGATAAAGCCGTTGAGCTATCATTCCGCGAGGCCATTAACAGTTTAACCAATGACGAGAAAGATCAGCTGCGCCGCATGCGTGAGCAAAATGCCTTGAAGCGTCGTCAGGACAGTCTGCGCAATCCTAACGAGGAACAATGATTTACGAGTTCTGCTGCAATTCCTGCAATCACAAGTTCGACGAGATTCGCCCGGTCTCCGAGTACGCCGATCCGGCTAACTGCCCAAAGTGCCAATCCGAAGCCACTCGCGTTCCTTTTCCCCGTAAGGTCTGGTTCGCAGGCACCTCTGTGCAGGACCGATACTTTAATCACGCGCTGGGTAAAGTGGTGAGTGACTCTGAAGCTAAGCAAATAGCTAAAGAGAAAGGTATGATTGAAGTCGGTAACGAAGATATTTCTAAGCACTGCAACGTCGAAGAGTCTAACTACGACGACGTCTGGAAGGGCGCCTGAGCTAACTCAAAAAATGAGGATGAATAAATGACTTCTGATCAAGCAATTTTGCCAGAGCACTCTGCTACTCCTTCCGATCCGACTAAAGAAGTCGAGATGACTAAAGACGAGAAGGAAGCAGTTCGCTTAGCTGAGAAGATTTTCACTAAGAACAAGCGCGCCCGAGCTAAGTACGATAAGGACTGGAACACGTACTTTAAGTACTTCCGCG